CGTCTATCCCATACCCCGCGTCCGTCAGCCTGCCGGCGACGTACCCGACGGCGCTCCCGACGCGGTTGAGGTCGGACGCGTTGTACGCGCCCTTCAAGCCGGCGTCCCAGGCGGCTTTTTCTTCTGTCGTCATTGCGGCATACCCCTTCGCCGCAAGCCGCTTCACCTCGTCCGCGTCGGCCTGCGTGCGGTCGGTAATGAGGTTGAGCAGCCCGTAGTACAGCGTGACGGCGGCCGTGTACGTCCTCCCTGCGGCGGTGATCATTTCCAGCTCGACGCGGTACACGTCGTCCGCGGACCTGTCCGCCGTCGTCGTCCAGGCGTCGCCGTCGCCCCGCGTCCACGTTGTCGGCACGGCATTCACCGTCCCCGTGACGTACACCACGTCGCTCTGCAGCGGAACTACGAGTTTCGCGCTTTGGGCGCTACAGTTCGCGCTATGCGCGAACTTGGGGAGTTCGCTTAGCGAACTGCAACTGAGTGTTCGTGTGTCTGCCATAGCAGCACTCCTTTCCTGCCGAGTCGTTCAGCCATTGGCCGAACTACTGAACGACGACCGTAATGGTGACGGTAGCGCCGGCGTCGGCGGGATTGGGTGTGATTCCGGCGGAAACGATCTGCGGCACCGAGGTATCCAGCGTGACGTTCCGCGTGACCGTCGACACCTTGCCTGCCGCGTCGGTCGCCGTGACTACGATGGTGTTCGCGCCCTCGGCCAGCGTCACCGTCTTGGAGAACGCGCCGTTCGCCTGCACGGTCACGGGCCCCTGATCGGCGCTGTTGAGCGTGACGGTGATCACGACGGGGCTGCTCGTCGCGTCGTTGGTCGTGCCGGACACGGCAAGGGCGGCCGTCGCGGTGACCAGTCCCTCGGCGGGAGAGGTGACGTTCAGCGCCGGCGGAACCGTGTCTACGGTGAAGGTCGTGCTCTTCGCCGCCGCCGCGTTGCCGTCGTTGTCGGCAGCTTCGACGGACACCGTGTGCGCGCCGTCCCCCATCGCCGCCGACGGCGTATAGGTAAAGCTGTAGCCGTTCGTGATCGCCGTATGGGTGACCTCCGCAGCGGATACGGCGGTGCCGTCCAGCCTGACGGCGACCGAGTCGAGGTCGACGCCCGACCCGCCGGATTCATCCGTCACCGTGAATACCACCGGCTGCTGATTATTGGAAACATAGGCGCCGTCGGACGGCGACAGGATCGTGATGACCGGCGCGACGCGTTCCTCGACGTAGAACTTCAGCCCTTCCAGCGTCGACGCATCGGCAGAGCCGGTCGTGCCCGCCGTGTTCGTCGCCTCGACGGTCACGTTGTAATAGCCGCCGGGCTGGTTGTAGGACGTCGCGCCCGGCGCCGTTATCTGCGCCGTGTACTGACCCGCCGTGCCCGTGGCGGTCAGCGTGTACCACGTCCCGTTGATCTGCGCCCGTACCTGTGTGATTGCCATTGCTTTTTCTTCCTTTCCGCTTGCTCATTTACGATTTACTCATTTACGATTCACCTTTTGCGTACAAGTTTTCCCGAAGGGCAAACTTGGGTAGTTCGGCTTTAGCTGAACTCCTGTACAAACGTTCGCGCAAAGCACAGCAGTTCAGCCTTCGGCTGAACTACGGGAGTTCGGCTTCAGCCGAACTCCTGCTCTCCGGCGTACAGCTCGCCCGCATAGACCACCGGCGGGTCGACCCATACCTGCTGCTCCGCGACGGCCACGAGGAGCGCCGCCGCACCGTTGATCTCCGCTGGGTTCGGTGTGACCGCCGCACTTTCGATGCGGGGTAGAAGGATATAGGGCATTTATGTCACCTCGGTGATTGTGACGTTGTTTTTCTGCGTTAGAACAACCTGACAGTCGCACAATACGCCGTCTACGAATTTATAACTCTGTGACGACCGATAGCCTTTCGCTGTTTTTGCATTGCGTGTCTGGATTGTGTCGTAGTCGCCAAGCTCTGCGGACGGATTTCCGCGGCCTGTGGCCTCGATGGTGTTACCGCCGCAATAT